AACATCTTTATCTGCCGGCGTGCGGGTGGCGGCAATCGTGCGTACCGTGCAGCGCTGGCGAAGCACAGCATGGATACCAAGTTCCGCCCCATGCTGCAGAGTTCTGACCCCGAAACGCAGATGGAGGCTGAAGACGAAATCAGTCTGCTGGCTGTGGCTGATTCCGTGGTCGTGGGCTGGCGTGATGTCCTCGGCCGTGATGATGAACCTTTGGAGTACTCGAAGGAGAACTTCATTGACCTCATGCGCGCATGCCCCGACGTCTGGCTGCAACTGCGTGTCGAGGTACGTGACATCGATTCGTTCCGCTTGGAAGACGTGAAGAAACTGGGCGAAGACTTGGGAAACTCATTGGCTGGCAACGACGTTACGGCAGAGACGCCGAACGATACGAAGCTCACGCCGAACTAGGCGACGCCGTTGCTATAGCCTTCCTAACCAAGAGACCGCCGCTGACTCGTGAGCTAGTTCCCTTCTACCAAGCCTATTATGACCTCAGCGAACCAAACGGGTTAGCCGCTGTCATAACGTGGCGGGCAGTATCGGATTACTGCAAGGACATTGGCGTGCCCGAGATGCTAGAGTTCATGTTCGACGTACTGAGGACTTCTGAAAAGACGATCGACGAGAAATGGCCTCCGGTTCCAACGTCATCACCGTCGACAGCGTAGTTACTACGACGGAAGAGCTCGATAAGATTGTCATCACTGTTGCGGAGAAAGACCTCGTCCGCATGTTGCGCTTGGTAGGCGCACAGGCTATCGATGAAGAGATTCGTGCCGGCAATCCCGTTACGAATATCATCGTAGACAACCGAGGCAACAAGCCAATCGATACTGCTGAGCGCCGCATCCAGGCGTTCTTCGGTCCGGACAGGAGTCGGATTCGCAAGGCCGTATTCGAGGCTTGGGCGCGTATCCAAGCCTTGACGCGCCGCGACTCAGGTCGAGCCCAATTGAGCTACGAGCTTTGGTTCAACGACCGCCCGATTGGTGCTACGCCTGCAGCGGTGGACCTAACCATTGAGCGCATGAGCCAGCGTGACCACTTCAGCATCGTGGGGCCTGTGCTCATTTATGGCCGCAGGATCTACTGGAATCCGGTAGGCAAGCCACGCTTCTCGCGCCGGGTCAAGCTGCGCACCGGCTCTGCGACATTCAAGACCGTGCGTGTCGTGGGGATTATGAAGCGCGTAGAGACGGAACTGCGCCGTAACTACCGCGACGTAGCCATTGCTGAAAGCTGGGTGAAGACCACAGCACTGCCTAAGGATGGCCGCACCCCGGCTCTCTGGATTGGGCCCAAGAAGAGGGGAGCGGTGAAAACAAATGGCTGATACCATTCGTCGCGTCTACGAGATTGACGCTAAGATCTCAACCACTGCGCAACAGTCTCTTCGCGAGATTCAGCGTAGTCTTCGTGAAGTCGAAGCTGCTGGCAAGGCAGTGGGGAAGAGTTCGAAGGACCTCGGCAAGGATGTCGAAGAGGCAGGCAGTGCATTCAGTCACTTGAACTTCAAGAGCGTAGGCGCCCGGCGTGAGCTGCTGGTGCTGGCGCACGAACTGAGCCAAGGCCAGTACAAGGCGTTCGCCGGCTCGCTGCTGGTGCTCGGTGAGCGTATCGACGCCACTGCGCTCATTATGAGCGCCGCTGGTCTGTCTGCCATTGCCCTCGGTGCGGCCATCTCGCTCGTGGCTATCGCGGTGGTCAAGGGTGCGCTCGAACAGAACATATACAACAAGTCTATCGTCTTGACCAGCAATGCTGCTGGTACTACGAACGATTCAATCCTGCAGCTGTCGAAAAGCATTGCCGGCCAGACCAAGGCCACGGCAGGCTCAGTCGTCGAGTTAGCGCGAGCGCTGGCTGCTACGGGGGAGATAGGGCCAAAGGCATTCGCGCCGCTGCTGGAAGTCATGGCGCGTGTCCAGAAATTGACAGGCGAAACGTCTGAGGAGGTTGCGTCCAAGTTCAAGAACTTCGCTGACTCGCCGACGAAGAGCGCCATCGAGCTGAATAAGCAGCTGAATTTCCTTGACTCGTCGATGTACAAGCAGATACTTCGACTCGAAGAGCTAGGACAGAAAGAAGCGGCTGTTGCGCTGGCTGCTGATGCAGCTACAGCCGCACTCAAGGATCGACAGCTCCCGACACTGGGTCTGCTCCAGACGGGGTACGAAGCGCTCCTGCGTGGTCTTGACCGCATCTCGCATTACTTCCATGCGATTGGTGCTGAAACTACGTTTGAGGCGAAGCTGGATTCGCTGTACAAGAAACTTGGTGATCTTGACCAGCGCGCCAACAACCCCACTCTACTGAATAGACTCGCTGCGTTTTTCCGTTTCGGTGGTCTTGGAGGTTCCGCAGCTGAAGAAGAAGCGGAAGCAGCACGCGCTGAAATAGCGGCGGTCATCCGCGCTAAGACAGAGCGTGAGAACAAGGCTGCCCAGGACGCTGATGACGCGCGCACAAAGAAGGCTGGGCTGAACGCGCAGATACGGCTTGATGACCTTGACAAAGCAACGAAGGGGTATAACCGCCAGAAGAAAGAACTGGCAGAACTCAAAGGGCTTGAAGATGCGCTCGTCAAGGATAGGCAGCGCACAGACCCTACCTTCCAGATCAATCCTGTCGACCATGCCCGGCGCGTGGCCGAGATTGTACGTCGGAACCGCACGCAGGATGAGAAGAGTCTTTCGACTGCCATCGAGACACGGCTGCGGACACTCGGTGCCGAAAGTATCGCGCTCCAGGAGCAGATCAAGCAGTACGAGGAGTACGGCAAGAAGGTAACTAACGCTGCCCGCGCCAAGGTTGACTTCGACCTGAAGCAAGGCAATCTGAAGGGCGCTGGCTCAAAAGACGCCAAGGCACTGCGCGCTATAGCTGACGAAGTTGATGCGCAGCAAGCCCTACTCAAGCAGACGCAATCGTTGGCACAAGCTGACACTCGTATCAAACAACTCAAGGCTGAGGCTGAAGCTCGCTCAACGAACGCTCGTGAGTTGCAGATCGCTGTTGAACTAGGAAAGCTTGAAGCAGATGGCATCCTTAAAGGGACACCGGCCTATGAATCCCGCGCTGCGGCCATACGCAAGTACACGAACGAGATCCACGACAATGCTCTGGCGCGCAAGCTGGCTACGCAAGAGGATGCTACGTCGGACGAGGCTCGCGCTATTTCAGACCAGATTGGCCTCATTGGCAAGTCTACTCTCGAGCGTGAGAAGTACACGGCTGCGCTCCGCGTACAGCGCCAAGTAACTAAGGAGCTCGCTGAGAACCCCGAGAGTGCTTTCGAGATCATTGCATCTGCAACGCGTCGGATAGAACTACTGACAGAAGCTCTTGACGAAAACTACAAAGCCCAGCGCAAGTTCGAGTCTGGCGCGAAACAGGCATTCAGTGCTTACTTGGAAGATGCGTCGAACGCTGCGAAGTTCTCCAACGAGATCATCGGCGGTAGCCTGAAGCAAGTTGAAGACCTGTTCGTCAATTTTGCGAAGACAGGTAAGCTGAATTTCAAGGACTTGTTCACTTACATGGCGGATGAGTTTATCCGTCAGTCTGTGCGCATGTCCATAAGCGGGATCCTCAAGGAGGGTGGCGCCGAAGGCGCCATTACTAGCGCGTTCAAGAGTCTGGCTGGTGTGTTCGGCATCAACTTCGAAGGTGGCAACAAGAGTGCTGCCAGCGGTGCAGTAGGCGCAGCCGCTGAAGGTGGCCTTGCCAGTCTAGGTGCTACGTCAGCCACAGTCGCCACGAGTTTCGGAATCCTGGAAGGCACCATCTTCACTACCGATCTTGGTATGACTTCGCTCACGCTGGCTGCTGAAACTGCTGCAGCTGCTCTGTTCAACGTGGGGGGTTCAGGCGCAGGAGGCGCAGCCGGTAGCATCTTCGATGCCGCTAGTGAATTCGATTGGGAAGGTCTGTTCCAATTCGCCAACGGCGGCATCATGTCAAGTGCAGGTTCGCTGCCTCTAAAAATGTACGCAGGCGGCGGGATTGCGAATAGCCCGCAGATGGCTGTATTCGGCGAAGGCCGCATGAACGAAGCCTACGTGCCTCTACCTGATGGCCGTAGCATTCCCGTGACAATGAAGTCTACCGAGCAAGGTTCTTCGGGGCCCCTGAACGTGACTATCGAGAACCACGGCGGCTCGGATGTTTCTGTGAAGCGTCAGAAGAACGCGCTAGGGAAAGAAGAATTGCGTATCTTCGTTCGCGCAGCAAAGCAAGAGATTCTCGATGACATCTACAGCGGCGGCGAAGTAGACAAAGCCATGTCCGATAAGTACGGTGTAGACCGTGCTTCCGGCACCCCGCGCTCAGGCCGTTAAGCATGGCTACCATACTACCTGAGCTCCTGTTCCCTTCTAGCATCCCGCCGTTTCTGGCGTCGACGCATACGCATGAACCAATAGACATCTACGCGAACGTTGGGTGGACGACTGGGCACAGCACCAAGCGCCGTGTCTACACCGCTGCACCTCGCATCGTTACTGTGTCCTTGGAGTTAGCTCAAGCGCAGATGACGGACTTCTACCACTGGTACGAAGGTCCAGCGAATGTTGGCGCTGCGTACTTCTCCTGCCAGCTTGCGAACTTCGGTCCTGGGCTGCTGTGGTTCAAGACACGGTTCTTCGGCCCATACACCGCGATGCCTGACCACACGGGTGAACGTTGGGATGTGAAGTTCCAGCTCTATGTGGTGGGTACTGGCAGCGTTGACCCACCAGTGTCTACGACTGCGACTTCTACCCGTACACTGGTACTGCTAGGCTCGGCCACCCTGAACGTCATTCAGGTGTTCGGGTCTACGCGCGTGCTGGCACTGCAGTCAATAATCGCTGAGTTGAGTTCTACCCGTGTCTTGGTATTGGAGTCTACCACCAGTGCGCCGGCGCTTACGCAAGAAGATGGATTCTACATCACCCAGCAAAACGGAGACTTGATCGAGCTATGACTACGTACGGCGACATACGACACGGCGTCCAGTTCAGTCTGGCGTACGAAGAAGCCATGGGTGCATCGCCTGTTGACTATGCGATGCTCGAGACTTTCGAACTCCGACACTCTGGGTTTCGGAACTCGGACGGTTCACTCTTCATACCTCGCATCGTCAACAACTTTGAAGACATTGTCGCTACCCTCGAAGACGATGCACCCGCCAACGCCGGTGAACTGGTTACGTTCACTGCCATGCCAGTGACTTCTGGCGGCTTGGATGAAAGTGATTCAGGCCAAGCACCATCAATCAGCGTGTCGTTCGATGGCGTGGGTCCGTTGATTGTTCAGCAACTCGACTACGCCCTAGAAGGTACCGAACCTGTCTACATCACAATTCGCGTCTACGCTAGTAACGATATGGCTGCACCCGCGTTTACTCCGGTGCTGCACCTTACGATACGTGATGTGACAGTTTCGGAAACCAAGGTCACTGCGCGTGCGACCTTCTACGACCCAAGTAACCTCGGGTTCCCGCGTCAAGAATACTCGCGCCTTCGTTACCCCGGGCTTACCGCTAGATGAACAGACTTCGCATGGGCGCCGCAGAACTTATCGGCACACCGTATCGTCGCGGCGCTACGGGTCCGCACGAGTTCGATTGCCTCGGACTTATGGAGTACGTATTCCGGGTGTACCGTAACGTCGAACTGCCTGTCAGCCGTATCCGATTGGGCGAAGTCGGCAACGAGGCAGAGATCAAAGACGCCGCCCGCGCCAGTGGTCTTCGGCCGGTGTTCGATATGGCACAAGAGGGCGACCTGATGCTGATGGAGAACCCAGAAGGCGCGCACGTGGGGTTAGTACTCCAGTCGAATTCTAAACTCAATCTTCTGCACGCCGTTGATGGCATCGGTGTATGTCTGTCTCAACTCACGGACTTGTCCCTTATGGGCTTCAAGAACTTTCGTTCATGGAGGTTAGCCAGTGAACGGTGATATTGGTGCGCTGACGCCTACTGTCGCATTCGTTGACAACCCGTTCGGCACGATTCTTGTGCCACCGGTGCCAGTGTGCCTCGGTGCAACGCTAAGGAGCACTAAGCCACCACTCGCACCCAATATCCGCGTGATGTTGTGGGTGAATGGTGAGTGGTTGCTGCAACGCGATTGGGATAGCCGCATTCGCGTAGGCGACAAGATCCAATGGCACCTCTGCTTGCCGCAAGGCGGCAACACCTCACGGTTGGTTCTCCAGATCGTTGCCTTCATCGTTATCGCATACCTCACAGGCGGCATAGGTAACGCCTACATCCAAGCTGCAGCGCGTATTGCGCTGGGCCTTGCGGCTACTGCACTGATCAACGCGATTGTGCCCCCTGCCAAGGCAGCTAGCGGCGGCAACGCCGCCAGCCCGAACAGCGTCTACAACGTTCAGGTTTCAGGCAACCAAGCGCGCCTCAACTCACCGCTTCCTGTACTCTATGGTCGGAACCTGACGTACCCTGACTT